AGCTGCTGGCCGCTCAATCCAAGCTGACCCAGCGCCTGCGCCGCAGCGTTCTGATTCTGCTGCCCCGTCAGCGCCTGACTGCCCAGCGTCGACGCACCCTGAAGCCCCAAGCCGCCCAAAGTACCGGCAAGCTGCCCTTGCAACCCGAGTCCCTGAAGATACTGATTCCCTAGCGTCGTACCGGCGTTGATCTGGTTCTGCTGCTCCTGTTGGAAAAGCTGCGCCATCGTCGGCGCCAAGGCCGAGGTCACTCCCGCCGCTGACGCGCGTGCCGCCTCGGGCGAGTTCAGTGCTCCACCCTGGATAAACTGCGATTGAATCCCCGGCAGAACCTGAGACTCGATCTGCTGCGCCAACGTGCTGGTGTTGGGATTGCCTTCCGCCAGAGCCGCGCCCGACGCATAAGGATTCAAAGCTGTCGCCGCCGGGTTATTGCCGGCAATATTCGTATTCGCCAAATTGGCGAGCGTTCCCGCGCCGCCAAGACCCAGACCCGTGTAGCCGCCAAGCGCCCCCGCGCCCGGGCCTCCGAGCCCCAGATTGTATCCCGAATTTGCAGCTAGCGCCGCCTGCGCTGCGGCAGGGATCGCCCCACCCTGAGAATATTGCGCGAGCGCGTTTGCCCACGGCCCCGAAAGACCAGCGTTCGAACCCGAAAGACCCGTCAACGCACCCGCCGCCGGGTTCGCGATACCGCCATACGCTTGCGCGGCAAGCGCGTCCGCTCCGGGATTGGCAATCCCGCCAGCCTGCGAAAGAAGCGTTCCCGTGCCGGCATTATTCGCGCCTAGGTTGATGCCGGAAAGACTGCTCAGCCCCGACAGAGCGGGGTTGTTGTAGATATTCCCGCCCGACGCTAAAAAAGAATTCGCGCCGACGAGATTGTTGGAATTGGTAAGGTCGTTCTGCGCCTGCCCAATAATCCCGCCCAGCGCGTTCCCCTGTCCCGGCGTCTCGGGCGCATATGTTATGCCGGGGAAATACTGCGGCGGCGTGCCCTGCGCGAGATTTGCCGCCTGCTGAAACCCGCCAAACAGAAAAGGCTGTTGCGCTGCCCACGGCGCCGAATTCGCCGTGGTTGTCGCCGTGCCGGTCTGCTTGGAACCGCCCATCGACTACAGCCTTTTCTCCATCGTGATACCGGTTTCGTAATACCCGGTCCCAACCCGCAACCACCCGCGCCGCATCCCTCCCGTCACGCACGTACACCCCATATGGCGCGCATAGGCTTCAACCATCTCCAACCCCTGCTGCGCCCACGCTCGCAAGTTCGTGCCCCCGACAATCCAGATGTAACAGTCACGCGATCGCGGGTGATCGATGATCTGCGTGACAACCGCGGCATCCGCCCGTTTGGCCTCCTCGTCCCACGCCAGCCACAACTTTGCCTTCTCTTCCAGAATCAGTCGTAAAACGTCGTTTTCATTCCACCTCTCGACTTTTTGCTTCACCAGCGAGCGCTTGATGTGCGCCTCAGCCTGATCCCACATAAACGGCACATGCTGAGTCACCACATCGCAAAAGACGATGCTCAGTTACCGGCCTCCGCTCAACCACCCCATCAGAGCCTGCGGCGACCATCCGGCCCCCAAGCCCAATTGCTGCTGCATCTGTCCTGCCGGCATCGGCCCCTGACCGCCGCCAAGCGCACTCAACAACTGCTGAATTTGCATCAGATTAGGCTGCTGCGCCGGTCCAGCCTGCCCTGGCGGCATCGGTATTCCCTGTCCCTGGATCGCCTGCCCCTGCGGCGGCGGCGGCCCGTTTGATGTTGGCCCCGGTGGCGCCGGAAGCTGCGGCCCACCCGACTGCATCGGTGTAACCCCCGGCATGCCGGCAGCGCCCATGCCGCTGCCGCCCTGCATCTGCAACAGCATCAAAATCTGTTGCGGCGTCAGTTGCCCGCCGCCCATGCCGGCACCAGGTGGGCTGGCGAACGCAGAAAGACCGCTCCCGCCGCCCATGCCGCCACCACCAAACGCCGAGAGCGCCATCACCCGTCTCCTAACCGATGATCAGAACACGATACTGCCTGTCCGTCTGACCATTGTTCGCGTGCGTCAACTGCGCCGACCCGTTGGTCAGCGCCGACACCCAGAGTGTGCCGTTACCCATTTCCGCCGCCGCGTTCGCCGTCAGTGGACAAAAAAACAATCCACAGTATGGATTAATTCTCGGCCAACTAACAGTGGTATGAATACCGCCGGCAACTAGCGTGGTATCGGTAACCGCGTTGAGATTTCCATAGATCACATTGCCGACTGCTTCCGAGATCAGTCGCACCCAAGTCCGCGACGCCGCCTGATCCATCTTGGCCGGCGGCGACCAATCGACCGGCGGCGGTGGCTTAGCATGCCCACTGGCAACAACGATCGCCGCCATCAGCGTGTCCCCATCGGATCACCCTCAACCTCGACACCGGAAATATTTGTCCAGGTATTTGAAGACGGGATCACCACCCGCGTCGTGATATACCGCCCCGACGCCCGCGCAGGGCACAACCCCATCGAGTTGAGTGTCGTCGGCTGTGCAAACGTCACCGCGTCCTGCTGCCGCTCACGATGCCCGATCGCCACCGTGCACGACGAGTTGACCCCATCAATCAGCGGGCGCGTATTACGCACAAACATCCGCCTGCCAGGGTAGGGAGCCATCTCACTCGTCTCCACCGTCGCCTGGAGCGGGTCACCGCTAAAAAACGCCATGCGATGATCAGTCCCAAACAGCCCCAGCGATAGCCGACCACCCGTCCAGATCGGGCTATCCAGTGAGGCAGGCACATTATCGATTGAATAACCAAGAAGAGTATACAACTCATCAAGGTTGTAACCTAGGCCAAGAAGCCTGACCAATGTTTCACATGGAACATCGAGCAGATCGAACTTTTGCAGAACCCAGTTATAGACCAGAATCCTGTTGCAAACCCCGTTGTTCCCCTTTGAGGGGTACGCCCACAAGATCAGATTATTAAAAGGCGACGCCGCACCAACCATCCGGCCGAGATTGCCAAGATCGATATCGTTCAAAACCGTCTTGTCGACCTTGTCGACACCGATCGGCTGTGAAGCCGAGCCGTCAAAAGCATAAAACCCGTCTTGTCCGAAATAATAGGCTATACCGCCCTGCACCACGATACTACGCGACGCATCGGTTCCCCGCGCATTCTCTGCCGGCAGGAAGTCAAATACGACAGGAGGCCCAGCATAAACCATCCGCCGTACCGCGTATTGCTGAAACACTACAGCGTCAGCGTTCGCCAAACTCGGCGCAAACCCCATCACCCAGCCCCCGTCCCCCAGCAGATCAACCGCACCAGCCTGCGCCGCCGCCGCCGCGGTCGTCCCCGGCGTCGACCAGCTATGCGCATTCCCCGCGTCACACCACCACACCCGCTGCGGCATGTTGCCGTTTACCGCATCAAATGTATTCCCCGCCACCACAAAGGAATTCTTGACAACCGCCAAATGCCGCGCCTTCGGCGGTGTCCCCGGCAAGTCGGCAAAGCCGGCTGGCGGCGTATTGATGTTGTAATATTGCATAGGATCGGCAAAATTTGTCGCAATCACATCACCATTAAAGTAAACAAACTCCCACATCTGCTCTTCTGTTGTGTTATAAGCACCCGGCGCACTGGAAACATTAGCCCAGTCGCTAACCGAAACATTCAGCGCATAAAGATCGTTGGCGTCCCCCGCGAAAAGGAAAACATTCCCGCCGCTGTCGCGATATCCCGCCGCACCCTGACAGCGCTTATTCAGCGCGCTAAACTGCGCCATCGGCGAACCTACCGCACCATAGCTAACCTTTGTCCGCGGATAGACGTTGCGAATATTCGCCGATCCCGGTGCCGGATACGAAGGAAGATCCGGGAGAAAATCAGCGATAGGTAGAAAAGTGGGATCGCTCATTTAGAAATACGTTGGCTTGATGCCGGACTTGCCTGTCCGGCGCGTTGTCTCGGCCTTGAGCGGATAAAGGTAGCCTCGATCTCGCGGGTTGTTCGGGTCGCCGTAGATCGCCACCGCCATCCGCGCCGCCAACATATCGTCAAACAACACCTCGCGCGCCAGCACCAGCTTGGCCTCGGAGCGGATCAGGTCGTAGGCATCCGTCGTCCAGGCGTTTGTGTCGCCGTCCGCACCCAGCGCGACCTGGCGCAACGTCTGAACCGCCGTCACCGGATAAGCCGCGTCCGGGATCGGATACAACCTGATCTGCGCTGCGTAGTACGCCCACTCGATCGGCTGACCGGTCACTGCCGGGTTGGTCGATATCTGATCAATGTACCCCCAGGTCCGCGGCGTCATCGGATAGCGGTTGGCGCCCACCAGCACATGCAACAGCGTCGTCTCAGGTGCCGTCGCCATCAGCGGACCATCGGTCGCGGTGTAGATTTCTTGCCCTTTTACCGTCGTAAAAAACGGCGTTCCAGGGCCGACATCCGATGTCGTATACGCCTGATTGAAATAAAAAGGCTCGCGCTCCCACTTAGCGATCGCCGTTTGGATGGCGTTTTGTATAGGCGAAAGCGTGAGCGCACTGTCGCTGAGCGGCGCTAGTAAGTCCTGCCGATCGCCAAGCTCATCAGCAATGACTTGCTGTAGCCCAAGATAGGTCGTCGAGATGCTCAATTCTCACGCTTCCCCTCGCAAACTTTGGTATGCCCACGGATCGCGCGGCCGACAAAAACGCCACAACGCGGGCAATGACCGACCGGTGTGCGTGGCGTCTCAGGTTCGCTCCACGTCACCCCGATCGGCCGCGCCTGCGCAACCCGCTGCTCCTGTCGCCACTCAGGAACAAGACGACGCCGGCTCACGGACTTACTCCTCGCGGTAAACCTTCATCCCGCGCGGCGTCGCCTTCGACCCGACAGACATCTCTCCGGCACCACTGGTATCCAGCGTCGCATAGTCCTGCGCCGCCTTCCCAGGTCCGATCGGCGGCATCTCGCCCGCACCCGGATTCGGACCACTACCCATGCTGGCATAGCTGCGCGGCGAGTCGTGACTGTCATAGTCGCTCATCTTGCGGCTAAAACCCTTCTCGACCTGACCCTCTTCACGAGTCGACATGCTACCGCGGGTGGCAGAGCGATGCGAGGCTCCCCGGTTTGCTGCGCGCCGTGCGTTCATAACAATGCTCCTTCCTCTAAACTGATCTTCCGAACAAACCGTTCCCGCAGCAGCCGGTGCCGATCACGCTCCTGGCGCCACAACTCCGCGTACGAATCATCCTCGTGCCCCGCCATCGTCGGAATCCCACTGGTAAAGTGAATCCCGCACGGCGTTTCACGTGAAACCTTATCATAACCAACAAGATGGTTCCATGTCGGCGGCAGCGCACCAATCTGCTCGTCGCTCAACCAGTCAAATGCGTGCAGCCACTGCCCCGGCATCTTGTTGACACATTCGACCGACAGATGCGCGTTGGCGTCGTGAGCGCAATTCCACAACACCAAGCTCGACCAGTTCTTCCGGCGATACCGCGTCTGCTGCTCGCCATCCATCTTCTCGTCTTCCGCCGGCACATGATCGTGCTTGACGCACATCACCGCGTAACGATGATTCGCCAACGAAAAAAGCTCGGCAAGATCGGCAGTAAACAGAAAATCACAGTCGCAGAAGAGCACCCAGCCCTGATACAACGACAGCGCCGGCACCAGAAACCGGGAAAACGCGAAATCGGTGCTGAACGGCTTGCCATCCAGCGTATCCCGCCGCTGCCCGTCCGCGTCGCGATACCAGCGCCGTGCGTAAAAGCCTGCCTGACGCAAATAATATTCGACCAACGGCACAACACGAACCGGCGTCGAACAGTGCCGCATTATCGAGTCGTAGCAAACGCGATAAGCTTCGCTCTCACGCTCGTCGTAGCCGATCATCACCGTGTTCATGGCGGCATGCAGACGCAATAAAACTCGCCGACCAGCTCGCGCAGCAAGTCGATCCGCCAACGCTCGGAAATCGGCTTTACCCACCACGACATCGGCTCGACAATCAGGTGCGCGTTACGCCCGTCCGGCAGATGCTTCACTGCCGGACGAGTCGCCACCACCAGAAAAGCCGCCTTCTGCGCCAACCGCTTGATGTGATCCAACACCGAGTCCAGACAGATCGGCTCGACGTGCTCCAACACGTCGCCGCACACCACCACATCGGCCTTACCCGGGATGCCGTCCTTGCCGGCAATCGCCGGGTCGTACTCACGGATCGCGTAGGTCACATCGTAATTAGCGAGCAACTCTTCGCGCAAAAACCCGCGCCCGCAGCCGTAGTCCAGCATGCTCTTTGCGTCGAGCTTGTGCATCAACGCGTCGACGTCGAACGCCCACTTGCCACCCGAGACGCCATAGTTGCCCTTGGCGTGCATGATCTGGTTCTGCTGACGATAGCCGTGCGTGATCAGCATCATTGCAATCTCTCCAGATCGGCGGCAACCCGCTGAACCGGCGCGCTCCAGTCGCCATCGCTCTGCTGCCGGTACAACTTGACGCTCGAATACCACGGCAGCGTAGTGCTCTCGACCTGATAGCGCCAGGACGGCCGGCTAGGCACCAGCGTCCAGGTCGGCACCCCCAGTGCGCCACCCAAATGATGCACCGTCGTGCAGACCGTGATAACCAGATCGAGACTAACGACAAAAGAAGCAGTCCGATCATAATCCCGACATTCCACCCAGCTAGGGTAATGCGCGATGCGAATTCCGGTCTTCTCCTCAAGCTCGCAAACCTCACGAGCAGCGTCGGGTGTGTACTGCAACGAGAAAAACTGTGCATCCGGCCGTGCCTTGACAATCGGCTCAAGCGCCTGAATAGACAAGCTACGGAGATGTTGCCGAGTTTTCTTTGAGCCGCCGGTCCACGACAAGCCAATACGAGGTCGGCGACTACTCTTTTTCAATAAAGGATCGTCGTAACCTTGCGTCTTGAGATAGGGCCGGTTGTCCCACTCGCCATCAAGCCGCAGAAAACACGGCAGATCAGCCAAAGCGACCGCTGCCTCGGCATCGCACCCGGAAAGCCACGGCAAGTCCGTCAGGTCCTTGCGTGTGCCATGCACCGTAAACTCGGGAAACGAGCGCTGAAACAGCCGGTCGAGCCGAGGATGGCAGTCAAAGGTGATGTGCTTGGAGATGCGCGCGAGATCGCGCAGGCAAGTCCCGTAAAAAAGCTCGTCACCAACCCCCTGGTCGCCCCAGACGATCAATCTCTTACCCGGCGAACCGTCCCACTCAGGGATATCGCGATAGGTCCGCTTGTTGCGGTCTCCCGTGCGATAGGTCGACAGCCACCCAGTAAACCCCTCGCGCCAGCGCCCCAGCTCCAGACACGCCATGCCGCGATGCGTCTGCGCCACTGCGTTATTGGGGTCCTCCATCAGCGCCTCGTCACAAAGCTCGATCGCGCGCAGCGGCTGGCCTTCGTTGACAAAGAGTCCTGACATGTTCGCCAAGGTCTTCGCCCGCTCAGAGGGGATCGTCTCGTGTTTCAGCCCCGCTCGCCAGACCTTCTCCGCGACCTCGTTGTTGTGCTCTGCCTTGTACGCCGTCCCGAGATTACGCAGCGCCTCGGGAAACGGATGGTTTCGGCCGGCACGCGCATCGATCGCCGCCGACGTCACCACAGCGCCCAGCCCATTCATCCCTTGGCCGATAAAGCAGCCGCCAAGCAGAAACAGGATTTCATCGTTAAAAAAGTCGTCGTTGAGACACATCGCCAGCTTTGGGATCGCGGCGGCAATGTCGCCGCGCCCCAAAAGCGACTTGGCTTCCTCCAATAGCGTTGGCGCCCGCTGAACTTCCGTCATACCAACGTCTTATACAGTATCAGGCCCGTCAACCCGATAAGTCAGACAGAACGAAATCGCCACGGTAAGGGTAAACGTCCCCGACTCCGCCTTTGCCGTCAGCGACACATAATGAATCGGGTCAAGGTCCGAGATCGAGATGGTGACCGGGGCATTATTGGTGTTTGGGCTCGCCGCCAGCGTCATCCGGTTCATCGTCGCGATCGCCCCCGAAGACAAGAGGCAACTCGCGTTGCCCGCGCCTCCCGACGCAATACCCCGGTCAAACCCAAAACTGATCGCCGCCGCCGTCTGACCAGACGTGTGGTACTCGTAAAAGTCGACGATCTTGGCGCCGTTCGGCACCTTGGCGAGAAACACGACATCGCCCACGGTTCCCGCCGCGGTCCAGTTGACCACGCCAGAAACCGAGTTATTGCCAAACTGGTTGGCCTTTGGCGTGTTGAGCCACACGCTTGAGGTATAGGTTGCGACAGCCATTGCACGCCCTCCTTAATGCGAAACAGCGTAGGTTGACGTTACGATGGTCGCGAAATCGGTACTATTAAATACCGATTTTTTCATCCCCCAGATGAGCGCAGCGCTAACGCCAAGCTCATTCTCGTAGTCGAACAGTTCCTCCACCCAGGTGTACTGCTCGTCGCCACCATCACGTCCATACGCCATCATGCAAGCCTGAGCCCCGCAGAACACCGCCCGCCGGACATTGGCGGTTACCGCGCTTGAGGTTACCCCCTGCGTCACACGCACATCCGAGTGCAGAATCGTGCCATTGTAGACACCGAGCGAACCGTCAAAGATCGGGTTGTCCTCGATTTCGCCACCGGTCATCGCTGCTTTTTGAATATCGAGCCACTGCCCGGTCGTCACGCTGGTACGCAGATCGGTGACCTGGTAGGGATGCAGGAACGTGACGTAAAAAGTGCGGCCATTAACGTTGACCGGGCGGATCGCCGGGGTCAGCGTGCGCGCCCGTTCGACCGCCTTGTCGATCATCGTCAGCGTGTAGGTCGCTGTCGTGGTGATGCTGCCTTCAGCCAGCGCCGACGAATCCGAGTAGGCAACGTGGTTAGCATCCGGCGCCACCGCGGCGTTGAGCCCGGTGTACCGGGTGTCGGTCTGCACCGTGTTGCCGCAGACCTGGTTAAAAAACGCCTGGTCGATACGATCCGACCACCAGTCGCGCAGCCCCGAGAGCGCCTCGTCACGAATGCTAAACGGCACCCGCTGCTGCGACATCCGCCCCGCCGACCTGACGGCATGGCGCAGCTGGTTGATGAGGACCGCGTCCGAGTATGTCGTCAGGCTCTCTTCCAAGCCTTCCAACGTCCCGTCGCCGATCACGCCAGGCCCGGTCAGCTGCATGCGCAGCCCGTAGGTTATCTTGTCGCCCGCAGACTTGCTGGTCTCGTCCTTGACCTGAATCACGCTCGACGACGTCTCGCCCATAAACCGGCGCGCCCACGTCGCCTTCAGGACTTCGACATTGAGCGTCTTCGACCACAGCTTCACAGCCAAGGGATCGTTGACGCCATATGAGGTAGTTGCCATTTGCGGCCCCCAGAGTTAAAGGGAACGGTTGCGTCTCCCGCTTACGCTGCGAGAAAAGCGACCTCCCGATAACGCTGGGGGTGCACGAAGCCCTGGTAACGCAGGGGCTCTGCGAAGACTTGATAACGCGGAAGTCGCCGCGCGCCCGAAATATCGGCTCCGAGCGATGCCGCGAGTAGCCTATTTAGGCCCTCAATACTGTTATTTACACCTTATCTAGACGCCAAGCAATGCCCGTCCTTCCGGCGT